GCTACTTGCAGGAACTCGCTGTCCGTATAATACACAGTAATACTTGGCTTATGTTCACACCAGAAGTTCTGATAAGTCTTCCATAACGCAAGCTGTTGCATTGCACCTACTTGTTTAACTGTCACACTGTTCTTAGGTGCTTTAATAGGGAAGCTAAAGATTGACGTTGTCTCTGACGTTACATCCTGTTCTACAGGAAACCCCACTGTATTCATAAAGCTTGCAAGCGGGTCTTTCTTATCGCTACGTACTCTGCGGATATAGTACTTAGAAAAACGAGGATGAATACCAGAAGCAGAATCGACAAGCTGAGATACAGTACCGCTCGGCTTAACACAAGTAATAGCCGCAGACTGTTCAATGCCAAGCTTCTTAGCCCACTTCTTGTTAGTTGCAATAGCCACATCTTTCAGTTCCTCCAAGGTCTTCTCTAGTTCCTCTTGGTCACCCTGACCTGACGTTAGTACGTTGTCCATAATGCCAGTCATACTCAAGCCTAGTAACGCCTCTTCCTCAGTGTTCTTCTTCCAGATATTACGAAGGTATCTGAAGTCAGTTAAGGTGGACTGTAACGTGCCAATGATGGCCGCTAGTTCAACCTTCTCCTTCAGTGTCTCTACTGTATCATCTTCACGTATAACTACCTCAGAGAGGTTACAGAACTGATTGCTGCGTAGGATAATCTCACTGCAAGGGTTAGTGCCAAAGTCCTGCTCAGAGTCTCTACGTCCGTTTCTAGCTGCAATCTTCTGTGCTGCTACACGACTAAACAAACCACGCTCACCAGCCTTAGACTCGTACAGATGGGACATCTCATTGAGGAATGCCTCAAAGTCTGGCTTCTCTGTGTACGCTACGCTGTTGTTAGCCAATCGTCGGTGTCCTTCCTTCTCCCACCACGCTCCTGACTTAGCCTTAGCCATACGAATGTCGGACAAGTTAGACAAACTAATTAAAGCTGAACGTCTGACACCACCTACGACTACAATGTCTGCTACCTTACATACTACATCGTGACACTCAATACTGGTCAACTTACGACCCTCTGCCTTGCGGAAGACCTCAACACAGAAACGGAACAAATCTTCCAAGGGTGCAGCTCCTGAAGCTCTACCACCAAATGTCTCCAGTCTAGCACCTGCAGGTCGAACCTTACTAACGTCCCACTTAGGAATCTTACCGGCATACAGCATCGCAATCAACTCACGGAATGCTGATGCCCATCCAATCTTACTATCCCCTACTACAATCGTTGTGTCTGTGTCGTGGAATGTCTCAGCAATAACAGGCAGCTTAGTAATGAAGTTACGTTCAACACTAAACCCTACACCAGTACCACACATCAAGACATACATCAGCTCGTCAAAGCTGCGTGGTGAGTCAATGGCAAGGTAACTACAGTTGAACCCTGCTACGTTGTCCTTGTCTAAAGCCTTACCCGCTGTCATCATACAGCGCATTGAAGGCATTACCTTCTGGCTGTGAATGCCATCATATAGCTTCTTAGCCGTCTTGCTGTCTATCTGCCCACGCCCAACCCAAAAGTCTACGTAACGCTGTACTGTCTCCTCCCATGTCTCACGACGGCCTTCTTCCTTCATCCATCGTGCATAGCGGCTCTTGTGTATAAACTGTTGGTACTTGTCCATTCTTTACTTCTCCAATTCTTCGTGTGTATTTGTGGCTACCTGCCAACATTCTTTGTAAAAATCTTTAATATCTTGTCGGTTGTTCCAACACACCACAGCCGGTACATAGATAGGGGATATTAAAAAGAAGCCCACAGTTTTAAGTCGTAGTATATTATTTGCCGTCATCGTCGTTATCTCCATTGTGATGCTTTAATGTTTCGTTAATTCCGTATACTAAGCAGGCAACCAGTCCTGCAATAACTAAAAATGCCATTAGTCTACTTCCTCCCAAACGTTACCTACTGTAAGCACGAAGAATGGTATGTTCAATACGAGGCCATCAAACGACATGCATTTGAACTCTCCGTCCTTAACTGCCCACACTGGTCGGGTGTCGCAAGACTCAATATCCAGACCGAAACCAAAGCGCATCTCAATGCTCCATAGCAGATTCATAAAGTATCCTGTCATCTTCTTTCCTCTTGTATTTGCGACGTTCGGCCTTAGCTTTAGAAGACCGAGTAGCTTTTTTAAATTTCTTTTTGCGGTCAAACTGACTGCGCCTTTCTTCTTTCCTATCCATTATAGCCAACCCATGTTAGTAGCGTTATTTATAATAATCATAAAGCATGTGAAGATATGAACAAGCCACCAGAAGGTACGAACGGATGCAACCATGTTAGATTGTCTATCTGTCTCGCCTACCTTTTCACCTAGAGACTTAGCCCATATCCTCCACCACTTCTTCACTCTTCCTCTGCCTCTTCTTCAACAGAGTTAATGAGCTTCTGCAAGTACCACTGCGCCTTCTTCAAGTCCTCTAGCGGCTTGCCCTTATATGACATACGCCAAATGTATTTCTGGCAGTTGCCCTTTAAGTAGCCTTGGTAGGCTTCACGGGTCATCGACTCTTCGATAGCTTCGATGCATTCAATAACACCGGTGTTATAGTGTGGTGGGTTATTGACTTCGCAGTTTGGTTTTGCCCAACACTCAGCAAAGTCTGATGCGTCTGTGGTGTTAATCATTGGGGCTGTTTTAAGTGTGCCGTTATAAACCCAGTCTCGGTCAAGCTTCGTCATAGCTTCTTCAAAACTCATTTCTTTCTTATCAATTGCGGGTATCTCTGCTCTAAGCTTGTCCCATTGTGAAGGGGTTGCATCGTTAATGCTCATTTTTAAAGTCCTCTCGCTTCTTAGCGTTAATCCATGTGTCCGGTATACTGTCTTCACTAAACCACCGGAAGTTATTTTTATCAGCCCACTCTGCATGAGTGCGTCGTGTGCCATCTTTTCTAACTTTGGCTTGGGGCATTGGGGCGCTAGGGTTAGCAAACAAAAACACCAACTCAATCTCAGGTGGTAGGACTTTTGATACCCAGATATACTTACTGTACTCTGCGCTGTCCCAAAACCTGCCCTTTGCTTCGAGCAATATCTTCTTGCCCTCTATCTCTCTCACGAAGTCTGGCTCGTACTTGTGTTTGATAACATACTCAACCTTGTCAACGTGATGTTCCCAAGCATCAAGAATGCCAGAGTGAAGTTCATATTCCCAGTTAGAGTCATAACCTTTTATTAGGAGTTTCTCAACTGGTCGCTTCACTCGTGCTTTCCTGTAACCTTTTCGTACTTTTGCCAAAACGCCTCCTTGCGGATGTGTCTTACTTAATTTGTATCACATCCTGAATGTCTTTTAATGTTATGCCCCAGATGTCACGCTTGGGGTCACGCCGGTGTAACTTCTTAATAACCCTCATCACCTGCCTCAAACTGTATGAGCTGTTGTATAATTGCCCTTGCGCCCAAATGTGTGTCTGTTTAGGCAGCATCGCCTGTAAGTTACTATGTGTAACCTTATCTGACTCCTCAGTGTTGAGCAGACCCTTCACCCACTCAAGCTGAATACCAATAGCTTTGTTTCGTATGTCCTTACTTACTTTCCTGTTCATAGTATCTCATCTACCTTTGGTTCTGCTACGACTTCCGTAAGATACGTATAGCCTGTAGAGTATTTAAAAGTTCTCAAACCTTCACCATCGTTGGCATCCTTGTGGCATTCGTGCTTGTACTTACACCACGTACACCCTTTAGCTATTTTCATGTTTCCTTTCTTGCCGTCAGGGATAGGATTATAACATAGTTTAGGCGGCGTGTCAAGTTCTAATTCATCTAATAGCGTAGTTATTGTTGTGTTGATGTTAGGTTTGTCCAAGTCATCAGGACAATACATGCACAGCTCACCGCTTTCTTTGTTGATAACAAGGAAACCGCCCTCGTCTGTGCCTTCTGCTTTCTCGTAACCTGCAAGCTGTCCGAGATAACCGAAGGGGTCATCGTCAGCTAGTGTGCCTTTCATAAACTTAGTGAATGCAAAGCGGGATGCAGACTTAACGTCTACTACCTGACCGTTAATCTTACAGTCCATGTGTCCGGTGATGCCATCCACCTTCACTTCCTTCTGTTCGTCGGTAACGTTGTGTCCCGCCATTCGTACAAGCATAAGTACAATCTCTTCGAGGACATGACCATACAGAAACTTAATCTGCGTTGCGCCGTCAACACTGCCTCGGCCTTTCGGGTCACGCTTCTCGAACCATAGCTGACGAGATGGCTTACCTACGTTAGACATCCTTACAGTGAAGTCAACGTCCCTTTTACGTGGTGTTGCCCAGTGAAGGATAGCTTCTTTCATTGAAGCCATTGTCTTATCAAGCGCCTCCTCCGTTAGTGGAAGAGGCTTACCGTTTGATAGGTCTTCAAGTAACCAGTAGATGTCGGGTACTAATGTCTCAAGCTGCTTTTGGTTGCTCATCTTCTAGCTCCTTGAAGGCTTTGATTACGTCGGTAGAGAATAACTTCTGTAGGTTTAACAAGTACATCTGGCTTGCCTTGTTGTCACCACCCGACACTGTTTTAAATGTATCTAGACGCTTAACAATCTTTCTGAGCGTCTCTGTCTTAAACACAAGTGTGCAGTATTCATCGTCACCGATACATAAGTTATGGAACCAGTAGTCGGATTCGGTAGCATCAATACCTGATGGCTTACCCCACGACTTATACTCAATACAAATGTTCCCTGTCTTTTGCCATAAGTCTTTCTCTGATTTAACCTCAATCTTTTTATTGGTGAGCATGTCTGCAATCTTATCTTCACGAACTTCGCCATACGCTAAGTCAATGTCAAACTTCTTTCTATCTGCTTTAGTGGGTTTCATGCCAACCATCTCCGACTTTGTAATCCCCATCAAGAGGACAGTTTAAGTTTAAGTTCTTACCTGCTTGTATTATAGCTTTAACACCTAGCTTACCTACAGCCTCTGCATCTAGTAAAGGACACTCAATCTGCCATTCGTCATGGACGTTAGCTACAAACTTAGCGTCAATGTTGTCCCGCTTTAAGTAGCTATCAAGTACAACGAGTGCTTCTTTCATAACGATTGCACCGGCTGATTGGAGTAGTGTGTTAAGGGCTGCATGTTCTGACCTTATGGATAATTTACGACCGTCTAATCCTTTCAAGAATCCTTTTTTAGAATCTCTCTGTACTCGTTTGATAAGAGCCGCAAATGATGGGAGACTATCAAGAAATGTGTTTCGCAATTGTCTACCTCTTGCCTTACCTTGCTTAGATACTGACCCAAGTTTTGCATCTCCGGCTCCGTATAAAAGTGCATAGATGAAAGTCTTTGCCTGATTTCTAGATTCAAGTCCTGCAAGTTTTTGGTTAGCTGTGTGAATGTCTCCGTTGAGTATTTCATTTGTGTAGTCCTTATCGTTCATATAATGGGCAAGCATTCTAAGTTCCAATCCGGAAGCATCAATGCCTACAAGTTTATTATCTTTCTCTACTGTCCAACAAGACCTACACTCTTCACCATAGGGTGAGTTACTGCTAGGTATCTGTGCCATGTTAGGATGGCTGTGTGTCATACGTCCGGTGACCGCACCGTTGGGATTAACATAGCCTCGTACTCTACCGTCAGGCTCTACTGCTTTAAGCCAACTGTTTACCTGAGCTAAACGCTTCTGAAGCATTAGATACTTAGCAATCAATGTAGCTTCGGGGATGCCCTTAACCCTATTCAATGCACCCTCATCAACAATAGGCTGACCGGTAGGTGTAAAGTTCTTAGGAACCCAACCGGCTGCAATCAAACGCTCACCGATTTGTTTACGAGAGCCAAGGTTGAAGTCTTCATAAGTCTTACGGGCTAGGGGCTTGTCGTTACCAAGCATCGTGGTGTACTCTTCGTCAGTCATCCTAACACCTTTACCATGTTGGTCAACGCCAACCTTAGCTAACGCGCCTTTCGTTGTATACTTTGGCTTGATTATCTGTGTCGTACACTGTGGCTTGAATGTTTCGTGAACTTCCAATTCGACAGCAGCCAACTTCTCTTGAAACATTGCAACCAGTAGCATAGCTTTCTTCACATCTAACTCAAAGCCGTTGAGCTTTTGCACTTCGATAATCTTAGCAACCTCATGCTCTAGCTTTACTGCTTGTGGTGTGAACCCTCTGCTTTCTTTACGGAGTTGCTGATACACCTTTGTGTTTAGCTCAACGTCTCGCTTACAATACTCTAGCATCTCAGGTCTGTAGAAGTCCCAAGCATCTTCTTGTTCACCGAAGTCACCCTTGGGAAACTTGAGGCGATAACCCCAAGACTCTAAGCCATGACCACCTTCTCTTGAGGGCTTGAACAAACGAGATAGAACTAATGTGTCTACAATCTTCTT